CGAAAAGATATTATCCAGTACAGAAGGCTATGATTATTCGAGGTACACAGCGATTGAAGATTAGCTTCTAGGCCAGAAACCTGATCTATAACTACAGAAATGACTTGCTATTATTCTCGTTTAGAGTGATATATGTAATACCAAAACAAAACCACACTAAATGGAGGATGAGAACATGAAAGAAATCAAAGCATTTGAAGAAGCCAAAGCAACTGGCGCAAATTTTAAGGATTCTGGAATCAACAGCACCATGTACTGGGCCTACGAAAGAAGCAAGGAAGCAGGAAACGACACCATCGACTTTTCCGAGGTCATTTGGGATTACGACATTAAACCCATTGTTAAAGCCTGCAGAGCCTACGGAATAGACCACATCACCATTTCAAGCACCTTTTCAGGGCTGATCACAACCTTAGCTGAATTTGAAAAGCAGGGCTGCAAGATGGACGGACTTACCAAGGTTAAGACAAGCTACACCGACTGGCAGACCGGCGAAAATCAAATTCTACCAGCAATCTTGGTTAGGATTTAAGGGGGGATTAGACCATGTGGAGAAAAGGTAAAATCGAAATCGAAAACAGAACCATTCACTACTGGATCAAAAGCTTTGACTTAGGCTCCCCTTACGGCATTGATGAAGGTAGAATATCAAAACTGATGCTAAAGCGAGATAGCCAGATCATTGCAAACTTTGATAGAGGCTGGGACATTGAACCCATCGATGAAAATGCAAAGGCTGCACTTGAAGTTTTGATGAAGAAATACAATTAACAACAAGAGAAAAACGCATAAAGGAACAGGGCTGTATGGCTCTTTTCCTCGTTACAGAAGACCTTAGGGTCTATTTTTTATGTCTTTTTAAAGGAGGTGTCCGCATATCCGAAAACTAAAGAAGTATAAACCAACCACTTACATGGCGAAGGATTCCCATTACAGCAAGGAGATGGCGGACTATGCAGTTGGTTTTATTGAATGCCTCTCCCACACCAAAGGAACCTGGGCAGGGAAGCCCTTTGAACTGATAGATTGGCAAGAACAAATCATCCGTGATATCTTCGGAACTTTGAAGCCAAATGGCTACCGACAATTTAATACGGCGTATGTAGAAATACCAAAGAAGATGGGGAAAAGTGAGCTGGCGGCGGCTGTTGCCCTGCTCTTAACCTGTGGAGATAACGAAGAGCGTGCTGAGGTTTATGGCTGTGCTGCAGATCGTAACCAAGCCTCCATCGTTTTTAACGTGGCAGCAGATATGGTGCGAATGTGCCCAGCTTTATCAAAGCGAGTTAAGATTCTGGACTCACAGAAAAGACTGATCTACCAACCCACCGGAAGTATTTATCAAGTGCTTTCAGCCGATGTTGGAAACAAGCACGGCTTTAACACCCATGGGGTTGTATTTGATGAGCTCCATACTCAACCCAATCGAAAGCTTTATGATGTTATGACAAAAGGTAGTGGTGATGCCAGGATGCAGCCTTTGTACTTTCTAATCACTACCGCAGGTGATAATCAAAACAGTATTTGCTGGGAAGTGCATCAGAAAGCTCTAGACATCATGGCAGGAAGGAAAAATGATCCTACTTTCTACCCCGTCATTTATGGTGCAGATCTAGAAGATGACTGGTCCGATCCAAAGGTGTGGAAGAAAGCAAACCCATCCCTTGGCATCACTGTCAGCATGGATAAAGTAAAAATGGCGTATGAATCTGCTAGACAAAACCCCGCTGAGGAAAACAGCTTCAGGCAGCTTCGACTCAATCAATGGGTTAAGCAGGCTATTCGCTGGATGCCTATGGATAAATGGGATGCCTGTGCTTTCCCTGTTAATCCAGAAGCCCTCAAAGGTCGCGTCTGCTATGGCGGGCTGGACCTTTCTTCATCTACAGATATAACAGCTTTTGTACTTGTATTTCCTCCACTAGATGAAGACGACAAATATATGGTTCTTCCATACTTCTGGATACCGGAAGACAGCATTGACCTTAGGGTTAGGCGGGATCACGTAAATTATGATATGTGGAAAAAACAAGGATTTCTAATGACCACTGAAGGTAACGTGGTCCACTACGGATTCATTGAGACATTCATTGAGGAACTTGGAATGAAATATAACATCCGTGAGATTGCCTTTGACCGCTGGGGAGCAGTTCAGATGACACAGAACTTAGAGAATTTAGGTTTCACCGTCGTTCCTTTTGGACAGGGCTTTAAAGATATGTCTCCACCGACAAAAGAATTAATGAAGCTGACTTTAGAAGAAAAGATAGCCCACGGTGGTCATCCTGTGCTCCGATGGATGATGGACAATATATTTATTAGAACTGACCCTGCTGGGAATATCAAAGCAGACAAAGAAAAATCCACCGAGAAGATTGACGGTGCTGTAGCCACAATCATGGCTCTTGACCGAGCGATTCGTTGTGGTGGACAGACTGGTAATTCTGTTTATGACGATCGAGGACTTTTAATCTTCTAATTTTATCTACTATATGGTATGGTAAATGAAATAGGCTAAAGTTGATTGCATAAAAATAGTTTTGTGTGTAGCTATAATACAGGTATAATGGAGGTAAAATTATGTGGGTAGTATTAGGGTTAATTGCTATAGTAGCAACTTTTATAAATCTTTATATGTATAAAACAGGAAAAGATTATAGGCTTGCTATGGCAGTGGGATTATCATTTACTGCATTAACGCTTGTTGCAGAATACAGATTGGTGTCTAATTGGGTAAAGGTTGAAGATTGGTCGGCTTTATTAGATGTTGTGCCTAGTATGGAAAAAGCATTATGGTTTCTTACAATTGCTTCAATTTTACTAAATATATCACCTATATTATTAGAATTAAAAAACAAAGAATAATCGCGCAAGATACAGCATTTATATTATACTAACTACTGTTAATATTAATATAAAAGTATTTACTAAGCATCTCAAATGAGGTGCTTTTTTCATACCCATTTTTTTAGGAGAGTGATGTCCATGGGAATACTACAAGGATTATTCAAGGCACGTGATAAGCCTCAAGATGCTCTTGGAGGCAGCCGATATAGTTTCTTTTTCGGAAGTACCAGCGCTGGAAAACCAGTCAATGAACAAACCGCCATGCAAATGACCGCAGTGTACAGCTGCGTGAGAATCTTATCCGAGACGTTGGCGGGTCTACCCCTTCATGTCTACAAATACAATGATGCTGGCGGTAAGGAGAAAAACCTAAAACACCCTTTATATAAACTACTTCATGATGAACCAAACCCAGAGATGACTTCCTTTGCCTTTAGAGAAACGCTGATGAGTCATCTTTTATTATGGGGAAATGCTTATGCTCAGATTATTAGAAATGCACGAGGTGAAGTGATTTCTCTTTACCCACTAATGCCAAATAAAATGACTGTCGATCGCGATTCAAGTGGTCGGCTTTTCTATATGTACCAGCGTGGCAATGAGGATGTCCCTTCTCTTGGTAGAGAGCATCAGGTGTATCTATCACCATCAGACGTTCTTCATATCCCCGGACTTGGCTTTGATGGGCTGGTAGGCTATTCACCCATTGCCATGGCAAAAAATGCTGTAGGTCTGGCTATTGCTACTGAGGAATATGGAGCTAAGTTTTTTGCTAATGGAGCTTCACCTGGTGGCGTACTAGAACATCCTGGTACCATCAAGGATCCTGCAAGAATTAAAGAATCCTGGAACGCTGCTTATCAAGGAAGCGGTAATGCCCACAGGGTAGCTGTCCTTGAAGAAGGTATGAAGTATCAGCCTATTGGTATTTCACCTGAGCAAGCACAGTTCCTTGAAACCAGAAAGTTTCAGATCAATGAGATCGCTCGTATCTTCAGAGTTCCACCTCATATGCTTGCTGACCTAGAGAAGTCATCCTTTAGTAACATCGAGCAGCAATCACTGGAGTTTGTAAAATACACCCTCGATCCCTGGGTGGTTCGCTGGGAGCAGTCCATGTGCAGAGCACTGCTAATGGAAAGCGAGAAACCTAATGTATTTATCAAGTTTAACGTGGATGGTCTATTGCGTGGTGATTATGTAAGTCGAATGAGTGGTTATGCCACTGCCCGGCAGAACGGTTGGATGAGTGCCAATGATATCAGAGAACTTGAAAATCTGGATAGAATTCCAGAGTCTTTAGGTGGCGATCTCTACCTCATCAACGCCGCGATGACGAAATTACAGGACGCAGGCGCGTTCGCAAATATCAAAGAAACGGAGGAACCTAAATGAAGAAGTTTTGGAACTGGGCACGAGATGAAAACACTGGTGTCCGAACACTCTACCTA